TACTGCTGGCCTGCCCGACTTCGCCATAGTCGCGAACAAGTTCGAAGCGCTGGCAGTGGACAACGCGCCAACCGATGGCAAGTGCGCATACGGCGTCAAGTTCGCGCCCGACGGTTCGGAGGTATCACTCGCGGCTGCTCGCCTGCATGATGGCAAGTTCTACATCGAGCACATAGCACGCGAGCCGATGGCCATTGGCACGGCATGGCTCGCCGATTGGATAGCTCAGAGGAAGGGCGTCGGGTGCTGTTGCGTCATCGACGGCAAGTCTGGCACGCAGGCGCTCGTGGAGAAGTTGGGCGTCATGCCCATTAACTACATCGTCACACCGAGCGTGGCGCAAGTCGTAGCGGCTTGCTCGACGCTCGTTGACTGCGTGAACGAGGGAACGCTGGAATGGCTCGGGCATCAGTCCGACCTACTGGACAGCGCGATCACGTCCACGCGACGAAAGATTGGCTCGTCTGGCGGCTGGGGTTTTGGAGGGACAAACCCGCTCCCTATTGAAGCGGCTTCGCTTGCTCTGTGGGGGGTGTCAACGAGCAAACGGAACCCAGAGAGGAAGTTGAGAGTTGGCTAGGTCTTTAGACGGCATCGAAAAAGCCGCGAACCTCCCTAAAGCGGAACGCGCCACCATCGCCGAGCTGGTGAGCATCTTCTACGAGCACCAGAAGTCGAACGCGAAGCGCACGCGCTACTACGAGCAGCGCGTCACCGCTGGCGAGTGTAACCTCGGCATCGCGCTGCCTAACGGCATCCTCGGGCTTGAGGTGTCGTGCTGCTGGCCTGAAAAGGCCGTGACGGCTCTGCGCGATAGGAGCGTCTTCGATGGCTTCGTGTCGCAGTCGGGCGACACCCTGCCCGAACTTGACAGGATAGTTCGCTATAACTCGCTGACGGCGCAATACGGCATGTCTGTGGATGACGAGCTGAAGCACGGCGGCGTGCTCTGCACGCTGTCCAGAAACGACGCGACGGGGTGCTCCGTCCGCTTCCATACGTTCGAGTCATCGGCGTGCAGGTGGAACGGCGTCAAGCAAAGAATAGACGCGGCATTCGCCATCATCGACTCGCGCAAGTACAACGGCGACAAGGACTACAAGCCATCGGTGGTGAACTTGTACACCGAAGACGCGACGTGGGTGCTGACCCGCAACGAGTTCGACCGATGGGCGGCGAGGCGCACCGAGAACGGCCTGGGACGTGTCTCTGCCGAGCTTATGCGCCACCAGCCCAGCAATACCAAGCCATGCGGAACTTCGAGGATATCCAACTCGGTGATGACGCTCACTCGTGGATACATCCGCACGATCACGCTCGCCACTATCGGGCTTGAGTTCTCCACAGCTCCGCAAAAGTACCTTCTCGGCGTGTCTGATGACGCATACGACGCGCTCATAAACACGAAGTTCAAGAAGTACGTGGACTCCATCCTGTTGGCTACGAGCGACCCGAACACCGGGCAAGTCCCGCAATACGGGCAGCTTGCCCAAGGCTCGCTCACTCCGCACGTGGACATGCTGCGAATGCTATCGACCCAGTTCGCGGCTGTTTCCAGCTTATCCGTGACGGACGTGGGCGTGGTGAACGACGCGAACCCGACGAGCGCGGACGCGGTGACCGCTGCGAACGAGAAACTCATCCGCAAGGCCGAAGACCTCAACGCGTTCAACGGCGAGGCAATGCGGCAGATAGGCATGATGGCGCTCGCCATTTCGCGCAACCGCTCGCTTGACCAGTTGCAGGACGAGGACAAGGCGATAATGGCGCACTTCCTCAACCCATCAATGCCGTCGATGGCGGCGACCGCTGACGCGGCGACGAAGATTGCAAGCGCCGACCCAGGCTTCGCGGGTACTGATGTGTACTACGAGATGCTCGGCTTTGACGCTGCGACTATCGCACGCATCCAGGCGCAGAAACGGCGCAACATGGGCGCTGGCGTCATCGATAGGGTCTTGTCGTGAAGCGTATAAGTTCGGACGCGTGGGCGCATTACGTGGACGCGCACGCTCGCATTCAGTCTGCCGCACGTGACGAGCTGATGGCGTTCTTCAACTCGCTGCCGTGGAGAACGGACGAGGCGGCAGCGTTGAGGGCGCTATGCGTGAAAGCCGCCGAGATCGCAAACATATACGGGACGGCTGACGCGACGCTATCAGCAGCGTTCTACGACGAGCTAATGGCGGCATACGGCATGTCATACCTTCCCGCTGAGATAGTCATACCAAGCGCCGAGTTCGTTGTGGCTGACGTTGCAAACGCCGTCAACGCTGCCGCGAGCGTGGAGGCGGCGGCGGTCATATCGGCGGGTGAAGTCGTGAAGCACGTAAAACGTGCTGGTGTACAGACGATGCGCAACGCGGCATCGCGTGATGGCGCTATGTGGGCGTGGGTGTGCATCGGCGATACATGCGCGTTTTGTCGGGCGCTCGGCAGCAACGGATGGCAAGAGGCGTCAGAGCGAATCAAGGCAGGCAACCACGCAGACCATATCCACGGCAACTGCGATTGCCAGTTCGTGGTGAAGCCAAAGGGCAAGTCTCTCGAAATCGAGGGGTACGACCCAGATGCTCTGTACGACGAGTACAAGGACGCGGACGGGTGGAATTCCAAGGACAAGATAAACGCCATGCGACGTGCCGACTACACGCCAGAGTTCGCGGAAGAGCGCAACAGACGCAGACGCGAGCTGTACAAGCAAGCGAACAACCAAGATTAATCAATCCGCTTCGGCGGGTTTTTTAATGCCCACGTGGGGGCATCCCACGGTATGACGACCGCCAAAGGCGGGGAAGGGGTAACCATGCCCGAAGAGATGACTGCTAACGAGCAGGTAGACGCCACTGAGAGCGAGTCTCAGGAGCAGCGTACTTTCACGCAGGACGAGGTAAACGCCCTCATGGGCAACCTCCGAGCCAAGGAGCGCGAGAAGTACGCAGACGTTCAGGCCGACGCTGACAAATGGCGCGAGTTCCAAGAGTCGCAGAAGTCCGAACTGGAAAAGGCCACCGAGGAACGCGACGCGCTCAAGGCACGCATCGAGCAGATGGAAAACGCGCAGAAACGCGCTGCCGAAATCGCCGAGGCATCGAAGAAGTATGGCGTGGACGCCGACATTCTCAACGCCATGTCTGGCGATATCGAGCAGAACGCTCAACTGCTCAAGGAGAAACTCGATGCATCGCCGAAGTACGGGCATGTTCCAGATGGTGGCGAGCACAAGACGCCAGCCATGAGCGAAGAGGAAATCTTCGCCATCAAAGACCCTGGCGCACGTATCCGGGCAATCGCCCAAAACCTCGAATCTTAAGGAGGTAGCATAATGGCTACTACTACGCTCTCTTTCAACCAGATCGCGGCTGCTTCGTCCGTCGATATGGTCAACTCTTTCGCCCAGGACTTCTCGAAGCTGCGCGAAATGCTGGCTCACTCCCAGTTCTCCGTCCTTCCGAACGGCACGAACCTCACCGTCGCAGCCAAGACCGCGACCTTGCAGGACGGCATCGCTGCCGAGAACGCAGAGATTCCCGCTTCTACCATCGTTGGCGACGCTTCCATCGTCACGCTGACCTACAAGAAGTATCGCGCTCTCATCGGCTTCGAGCGCATCGCCACCGAGGGCGAGGGCGCAGTCGTGAACGCCGACAACCTGCTGCGCGGACAGCTCCAAGGCGACGTTAAGCAGGCCATCGCTGACGGCCTCGCCACCGCTGGCAACACTGCCGTTACTCCGTCCGCTGGTGACTCCGTGCAGAAGCGCTGCGCGGCTCTGTGGGCTGCTCTGAGCGCTGGACGCGAGAGCTACGCCACCACGCCCGTCTTCTTCGCCAACCCGTCCGCTGTTGCTGAGTACCTCGGCGCTGCGAACATCACCGTTCAGACGGCGTTTGGTGTTCAGTACCTCGTGAACTTCCTCGGGCTCGGCACGCTCATCCTGTCCGCGAAGATTCCCGCGACTACCATCTACGCGACTGCCGAAGAGAACCTCGTCGTTGCCGCTGCTGATATCAGCTCCATCAACGGCGCAGGCTTCGCCACCGACCAGTCTGGCGTTATCGCTGTCAAGCACGCGCCGAAGGACGAGAACGCTGCCATGCAGGTTGTCGCCATCGCTGGCATCAAGGTCGTTCCTGCCGTCGCCTCCCACATCTACAAGTCCGTTCTTAGCGCTTAACGATGAATTGCCGCGTGATAGTCGCGTTTGAGGACTTGAAGGAAGGTGTCACCCGCAACATCGGTGACACCTTCGAGGCAACTCAGCAACGCGCAAAGGAACTGGCTTCTTACGGCTTCGTTGAAGTCGAGCCTAAGAAGCGGCAGACGAAGAAATAAGAGGTGAGCTATGACGGCATACGCGAGCGTTGACGAGCTGGAAGTCAGGATGCGCACGACGTTCTCGGAGGCCGACTCGGCATACGCCGAGGCGAAACTCGAAGAGATCGGCGCGTATCTCGCGCAAGTCGTGACCATAGACGAGAACGACGAGAACCAGGCCGAAAACCTGAAATACGCGAGCCTCTACATGGCGCAGCGCGTCATGGAGAGCGTTCAGGCGTCGGACATATCGTCGGTCACGATGCAGGCAGGCTCGTACATGCAAACGACG